CTGAGCACTTCCACCTGAGTAGATGGGAATGCAGTTGAGTAGTTACCAGGACCGAAACCAAGATACTCAAACGTGTGACCAGATGCTCTAAGAATAGAGTATCTTCTCAATTCACAGAGAATAGGTTGGACACTGTTGTCAGCATTAAGTTTCAGTGGGATCTTACGATCTTCTGCCTCACCTAATCGTGCAGTAACAGAAATACCATTCAACACGTTAGATGTGGTGTTATAACCTAAGTTATTTTCACCTTCAAGCAAGAAGAATTGTGATGTCTCCTTCGTAATTGATCTCTCTGTGTCTTGATTAGGCACAGGAGATGCACCATCAGTTGTAGATACTAAACCAAGAATCTGGTTATCAGCAACAGATACAGATGCTGCAGGATCTGCTACTGGATTGTCTCTATCAAATGCAGGATACAGATCTATAACCTGTTGAGAGAAGAAGAAATCATTGAAGTTAGATGTAGATGGTGATACCGAAGCATTTAGCAATGTTAGGTAATAGATACCATCATTTACACCTCTTTCAAATCTTTGATATGTCTCAACCGCATAGATGTAATAGGTCTTACTATATGAGGGTGAGTTTGTTTCACTGGATCTAGGTTGTACAACAAAACCAGTGATGGGCTCTCTAGGCACAGGGAATGCATCTTTGTCGAGCACATAACGATAACGATACACTCTGTCAACCAAGTTACGAGCATCAGGCACCCTACGAATATAAGTTGTAGGTGTGAATCCAAGGTTTTGATAGAGGGAGTTTGCTTGCAGTGTAGTGTAAATGGTATTTTGCGCTGCGTTACCGTCAACCTGAAGATACCATTGATTGTTACTACTGTCCCATTTAATTGGTGAGTCATCATCACCAGGACGTGTGCCAGTTACATCCTTACCAGAGGGATTGATGTCTGCATAGTGTGCAGTAGGCTCAGACGCGCCAGATGCAAGCAAGAGCACATATAGTCTGTCAGGAGTATTAACATCATCTCTTCTTGCACCAACTGTATAACCTTGGACCTTACCTGGCGGTCTTCCAGTTTCAGTTGAATATCCATATAGGAATAGTTTTGTTGGGTCTGCTACAGATCGGGTTTTGGTAATGTCAATAGTAACCCAGTTGATTGAAATTTCATCAACATCTGACAGCGACTTTGGAGGTATAACGTGAGTAATTTGCCCCGCTTTATCTTTGGTAAACGATGCTGCTTTGAATCCTTTGCTTCGCAGCGATGTATTTCCGAAGTTAGAGTTTGAGTTAGTAATGGATAGGTCACCACCAGACTCACTAAAGAAATGGTCACCAAATCCCACAGCAAAAACAGACACGACCTGAATGAATGAATCATTGGATGCGTGAATATGGACGTGACGCCATCCTTTACGGTATTTACATAGACCGTTAATGTGTGCGCCAGATCCTGCCGCCTGTGCTTCATAGTTACCTGTGTTGGGGTTATATAACACAAAAGCACGGTCATCTTTCTGTAGAGAGATACCAGTAAACTGTGCCACAACCATTGATTTGAAACCAGTTGCTTCAGATCCATCGGCATGCATGCCGTTGATACCCCACACTGATCTCAGTGACATGTTAAACACATATGGTGAGGCAGAGTCAACTGTGTCAATCTCAACCTTAACCAATATGTTGCTGCCTAAAGCATTACCTGAGGGCTCTGCTGACATCTGATAAGTAAACTGGTTACCCTGTGCGGATGTTACCAGAAAACTACCATTGTAGAGGAGAGCATCTTGGTCAGTAGGACCAGTAACCCCAGATATATTAACAGCGACACCCACGGAGAATCCGTGATTTTTCGGATTACCGAGCTCATCCACCGTAAAGGCGGTTGCTGTTTGTCCATTTCTAATAATTTGTGATACTGCGAATTCGTCGGAAATAGGACCAACGATTCTATTTTCTTCGACTCTTGGTTGCAACTGGTCTTGAGCAACGAGACCAGAGGTGTCAGGAATAACTGCGTAACCTTTAGAGATCTTTTGATAATATAACTCTAGATCTGTAACGTTAGCATACTCAAAACAAGTGAGTTTATGGTGTGAGAAGTTAGGTGCAATCTGACTTAGGTCATCTCTATAATATACACCAGTATTATCACCATCAAAGAATGATGCCTGCCAGAAATAGCAACCACCAGTTACCCTAAAGATCGCAGAAGGGACAGGCTCATTAGCAGCAGTAATACCGAGACTACCCTGTACCGTGGGATAAGGGACATATTTTGGAATGATTTTGGTTCGACGTAAGTCCGAACCAACAACAGAGCAACCACGAGGGACAATAACACCACCACGAGTTGAATTAAATTTATAAAGCTCATTACTTGCTGACGTTAAATCAAAGTTGGTGTTTTCATTAAATGGTTGGACTTGATTATAATCTGCAAGACCAGGTCTATTATCAATAACATACTCTGATGGATACAGATATATCGAGAATGCGTCAAATTCGTCGTTTGACAAACCAACACGATATGAGAAACGTGCCACCTCAAGGAATGCACGTTGGAGAGTCTTAAATGGGCGCAATGCCGAGTTACCTCGGTTGTCAAATGCATCCGACGCATCAAAATCGTCGGGGTTGACGTAGATAATACGTCCCGTCCTCGACGTGATGATATTCTTAAGACGAGTAAGTGCCATTCTTCAGGAATCCTTCTTCTTTAGTATTTATGGGCGATTAGGGAGCAGCGCCACCGCCTTCTTCACTTGCAACCTTAGACATGTTGACAACAGGAAGGTCACCAGAAGGAGACTCAAATCCGTTAACAACATAACTCAGATCTCCAGCAGAGGAGTAGACGAGCAAGTTTTGACCAGGACCCACAACAATGCCAGAATTTTTCTCAGTTTCATTTGCAGAAATAGCATTATCATAATAGAGATAATCCTCTGCATTATAGAGACCTGTCTGACTTGTTTGCTCAGCAGATGAAATAGTTGCGACATCGAATGTCAAAGCAGCACCACCACCGTTACCTAGTTGTGAATCATTGATCTGGACAGTTTCAGATACCGCAAAGTCTTCACCACCATCAACGATAGTGATAGTTGCAGCTCCAGATCCATCAACAGCAACAGTAAATCTTGCCTTAGAAATGTCACCAGATGCGCCAGTAGCGTCAGCAGTAAGACTTACATATGTGCCAGCAGCGCGGTTTGCGTCAGCAGCAGCAATATTATTAACAGAGAGAATCTTACCAGACACTGCCTTGGTCAATATGCGAGTGCCATTATTCAGTGTGGGTGTATCATAGAATTCTGTATTATCTGCAAATACAGTAGATCCTTCACCCAAAGCAACCTTAAGGTGTGCTTTTGCAGGATCCCAACCCATCACATAACCATAAGGACCAGCAGTAACTCCACCTGCTTGGACAGTTTGGGTCACATTGTTAATAGTGAAAGAATCACCTGCAACCAGTGGCTCACCACCAACGTCATAGATGTAAATTTCTTCGTATTGAGGGTTGGTCTGTATATTAACACCGAAACCAACGTTGGTTGTGCTACCTGCAGGAGATCCATCTGCATATGCAAAGATTGAAATTGCAGTGTTTTCATCAATAGCGATTGACGTAAATGCACCAGATGTGCCTGCTGTGCCAACTTTACTTACACCCTGAGTATACTCAGTACCAGGATCAGGAGTTGCGTTTGTGCCCTCAGTAGCATCGTTAGAGAATTTCAGCGGGTAATTATTACATGTAGCATCACTCAAATCAAACTTATATGTAAGGTCGATATTGAGAGCCAATGTGTTATTAAAGATGTGATCACTAGCACCCTGAGTCAAAGTTGTCACATACTTATTGTCAATAATTGCATCAGTGTTTGTCAAGAAACTAAGACTAGCAGAAGCATTAGATGTGCCACCAGTAACTGTTTCACCTTCACTGAAATAGTTGACAAGATATGTGCCGTTATCAACCAAAAGAGTAACGTTAACACCATCATTATGGTCTACATCACCAGTGCCATAGCGTCCACGGACCAGAGTAAGATCATTACCATTAACCTGATCAATGGTGCAAAGCTCACTATCAATCAGGACAACACCACCAGAGACGAAACCAGTAGAATCAGTAACAGTCAATGCAGTGTCACCAGCGGCATAAGTAGCACCTTCGTTAATAGTGGTAACGGTAGCAGATGCTGACCACGCATTAGATGAGATACCTGCAGGAATTGTGCGAGCGGTTGATCCTAACTGAGCACGAGTAACTGTAACTACATTAGTAGTAGTGTTAATACCAGATGCATCAATCGTAACAACTTCAGTAGCAGTGCCATCAGCAGCACCAACAGTTACATACATTCCATCAGCAAGACCCGTTGTGCGGGAGAATGCTAACGATGTAACACCAGTGCCGTAATCACTAAACTGTAAAAATGCTCCTGTATTATCACCACCACGATAAACAGCAGTGTAACCAGAGTCACCACCAGTAACAGTTTCACCGCCTACAAAGGTGCCTGCGAGAGAGTCAGCGGTATATTGCGTAGAGGAGATTGGCAACACCTTGGTGTAATAGGTGACCGTGCCAGTTGCCTTGAAGATGTCAAGGATCTTACCTGTAGAGGCATTGGTAGTAGTAAACTCCGTGCCAGGTATAGCATCAGCAAAGGTAAATCCTGGATTAACCTTAAGTTTATACGCTGTGATCGGATTGCCTTTGGCAAACTGATAAGTAGATGCCGATCCGCCATTTTCGGATTCAGGTCCATCTAGGTGCAGCACCTGATCGTAATCTCTCAGTGCCATCCGATAGGATGCACCACTACCAGACTGGTTGCACACATTAACAACTGTGCTGCCAGTTACAGTAGTAGGACAACGATAGAGGACCGTATTAGTGGTCGCTCCTGGTTTTTTTGCTGCGAGTCTTCCTGCTGTCATTTGTTAATTACCAACCTGCTTGGAAAAATGATTGTAGTCTTAATTGTCCACCCAACACAGGAGCGGAGAGTGCGCCACCGAAAGTAATTGCCACTTCACTAATGTTATTAGTAGATAGCAACGTTGCGTCAGCGTCGGGGAATTGAATGGTGCGAGCACCAGTCAAGTTACTGGCATCAATCGAAATGATGCCGTTAACGTCGTTGGGATTATTTATCTTCACCAACTCCAACGTTTTATTGTAGAGAGTCTGTGTTTTTCTCTCTGCAACCAGCATATTAGATGATAGACCGTTATTCAAAGGTGCTGATGGATCATCATCAGGGAAACTAAACGCATAGGTTTGGTTATCCTCAATGTTACTGAGATCTAACTGGATCTTTCTGGTGTCATCACCAATGTCAGCAAAAATTGCGCCTTTGTAAATCTTGTTAGTAAGTGTCTGAGAAGATGCCTCACCAACTACCTGCACATTCATGTCAGGGAAAGTAACCGTGCGGTTATTAGTCAGTAGTGAAGAGTCAAAGATCACATACCTTGTAGGATCATTCTCCTCGTCTGTTGATGGAGTGTTGGAGAATGTGGGGTTGACCATGTTTTTGTTGAAGACATTTTGGTCAGAGATGTCATCCAAAATAGTAGACTGAGTGTTAGCAGCACCAAAGTCAGGCAATTTGTAAGTGTGCTGACCAGGACTTTCCCAAGCGTCACACTCAAACTTTGCGATTTTATCAGTTGATGTAGATCCAGTGATCTGGAATTCACCATCCTTAATAATGATCGTCTTGTTTGTGATCGTCTGGAAGGTGTCATTTGCTAACAGTGTTGTGCTAGTGTTTGTGCCTACGTTAGGTAGATCAAAACGACGTGTGCCAGACTGAGTTGAAATTGTATCAACGTTAAATTGCACTCTCTTTGCAGGGTTTTGATCACCTTGCAAGAAGAATTGTGCGTCAGTCTGAATAATAGGACCATTAACTGTAAAAAATCCACTACCCTGTGGTGTCATCTCCATGCTTGACGTTGCAGATGCACTGTCAACAGCACGGATGATTAGGGTAGAGGATCCGTCAGTATTCTCTCTTCTAGTATTGTAAAGGGATGCTGATCCAAATGCTAGTCCGATTTCGTTAATTGCAGACTGATAAATCCCACTGTCTCTATCCAAATCAAAAGCTAATCCTGGCGCGGAAGCACTACCTGCGCTTACACCACGAAAGAGTTGATTGATCTTTGCCTTACGGTTAGGAATCAGAGGGTCGGAGATAACGATAGGCAGAATTGCCTCGCCAGTGACAAGTGCATCTGCAATCGTATCTAATTGGGATATACGTTTAGTTGCCACGAAATCTCAACACAATTTGCTACAGTTTTATTTATAACCATTCTGTCTCAACCATTTATCGGTGAGTGGAGTAGGACTATAAGTTTCCCACATCTTACCTCTTGCACATGCTTGGAGTGCCTCCATTGTCATGTTTGCAGTCTTACCTGCCCAGAATGCCTCCTTTTCCCAAGGAATAGCATTAGGCATTGCCTCGTAGGTTTTAGTTGCAATGTCTTGCCAGATCTGTGGCACTTTTTCTTCATCATGGATAATGGCAATCATACTATTGTTAATAGTGCCTGCCATACAATCTTGAGCAGCATGCCAACCTTCATGACGCATCACTGCCATGAGCGTAGATGGACGACCCATAAATGCTCGGTTGAGATAGAAATTGTTACTTACAGTATGATACACACCACGGTGTCCTACTGGGAAATACTTTTCATCTGCCAGATATACTTTCACACCTACTTGATGTAATGCATTCAACATATTGTTGAATTCAAGAGTAGCGAAAGTGTAACGCTCTGGATCTTCATATTGACTGGAGACATCGAGCAATGAGTGGACCTCAGTGACTCCTTCTGTACATTCTTGCAGGAGCATACACCCCATAGCATCAAAGGTAAAGTAACCTTTTTCAGGTTTAGCATTGACTGCTACTGCAGACAACGCCATCATTGCACCTGCAATAACCGCATTCCGAATTCTCATAATCTTTCCTGTCCTGGTGTAGTCACACGATAAATTTTACCTTCTACAAATTGAAGCACCATTCTAGGAAACGGTGCATAATGTGCATCCCATTTTGATGGGTATACTTCAATAGTCTTCGTAGCATAGTAAGGTCTTACTTTACCATGCAAACCGTTGGGGACAAAACCCTTAGGATCTTCTTTTGAAAAATCCTGAGTGTCGCTATAATCAACTTCAAATAAACGACCCAATGGGTCTAGAAAGAAAGTGCCACACCACCCGTCAAGATCTTTTGTATGCAGTGCTCGTTTCCAAAACCCTGCGCCAATGTCAAAATGACATAAGATGGTGTCATGCATTCCTTTCATGTTAAGAAAAACTCAATGTTGCTCTTGGACCAAATACTATAGGCTCGTGATACACATATTTAGGTATATGTAGGATATCGCCTGGCTCCATGGTTACTTGTCCTAGTCCATCGACATTATAACCTATATCTCCAATAATAGGGACAATCATAACATTTACGTTATCATTGTGCCTGCCAAATGTGCTGGATCCCGTATTTAGAGAGACATATTGATGAAACTCTCTCATATTATACTTCCTTCTCATATAATCCGCAAGGGGACGCATACTCCATGGAGCATAGTCACCCTCACAAATCATAGTGCTCATAGATCCTTGGTGTAGGATGATATCCTTAGTTTCGTTAAGGATTTCTTCACGTTTTACTTTTGGAGATATAATAGTAAAAGTTTTTTGCATCCTGTCGTATTCCATCTTGTCGAATACGTCTTCCCAAGTGATGTTGCTTACATCAACTTTTTTCTTTGACAGTTGTGCTTGACTCATGGAGTTTTTTCACTGCTTTAATAGTTTCTGGAGTTTCTTCCCATTCCCATGTCTCACCTTTTTCAGAGATGAATTGTTTCTTAGGCATTTTTCTCCTCCTTTTTTTTCTTGAAGTAAAGACTGTAATAAGTTTTTTTCATTTTATCAATGATGTCCATATCTTCTTTGAATCCCATATATTTGAGATTTTGGTATGTGCCTTCCATCTCACTAATAAGGAGGAGAAGATTTACTGCAGTAACTGGTCTGCCATTAAATTCATACCAGTCACTCTCAGTCGGGGACTTCCTCATAATTTTCTATCCAATCACTAAGGTCAAATAAAATAGGGTGACATCCCTCCATTACAAGGTAATCCGATGCAGTGTAAAGATCCTGCATTGTGAATACTCTTGCAGTATCTGCATCTAGTTGGACTTCTTCCATGCTTCGGAGACTTTCAGGTAATTCTTCAAATGTAAATGGTATGCCTTGGATGAAATACATCTGGACTATACCTATACCCTCAAGATAATTAAACCCGTTTGTGATCCGAATCTTTTGCATCTTAGAAACCTTTTGTCATTTCTCCCAGAGACTCTGTAACGTATGCCTTCACCCCAGCGGGATCGGGCACAAATTCTTCAGGGTCTGGGATATTTATCTGAGATCCTTTTTCCTTTGTGATAAGAGGGGTCATCATACAAACTCCACCTTCATGGGTGATTTTGATGGTATGTCCTTTCTCAACCAAGGAGAATACGAAATCGAAATTCTCTTGGACTTCTTGACAGGATAGCGTAATAATACTATTCATGCGAGATATGTGATAAAGTCTTCAGGAATGTTTTTGTTAAATTCTACGAGGGTTTCCGAGAATCCCTCAGACCCCTCTGCATCAAATTTCCATGTGATTACTTCGTCGTAACCCTCTTCGTCGAGGATCTTGACTTGGCGTTGAGGGATGTTAACCCAGATGTGCTCAAGGTAGTTATCAGACATGGGATCATGGTGTAGACCCCTACATCATACATCAATTCAGCAGTAATGGCAAGCCATAGACCTGATGAGGTCCGAGTCCGCAACCAGTCGCCATGTAACCTGTGCCAACGCCCGTGTGGATCAGACCAGTAGCAACCTGATTCAACAGAGCACCAGTAGGCACAAATTCAGCGATCACACCAGTGGGGGATGCAATAAAGGTTGAGTGGACACCTGGCGTTGCTCCCATGATAATGTCATTCATAGATGCAGGCATAGATGTGCCCAAACAGATCCTAGTTTGTGTTGGTGGTGCAAGACCAGGAATAGGAAGGTCAGTAGTGATATCAATAATAGCACCATTCACAAAGGTAAATTGACCAGACAGTGCTTTCAGTGGGTTGAATACTGCAACGATCTCAAATCTACCACTGTTAAGGAAAGATGAGATCCAGTTTGCTTCATTAGTAATCTCACCCTGTGCAATGTTTTCAATGGTGTTTGCCTCAGTCTTGATAGTCTGAGAGTTAAATGCCAATGAGTTAATCGCAGTAATCTTGACCTTTGCACCCTGAATACTAACGTCACCAGTATATGCGATCTCATGATCACCTTCTTTACGAGATGCAGACTTCTGCTCCTTAGTATCTTCTAACTTACCAGATAACTGACTTCCCCATGGCACTCTACCATGCTGATCTGACTCAGGATGGAAAGGAATATCATCAACAGGATAGAAGTGACCACCAGGCAATGCCTTAAAGTATTGATCACGCTCAGTCTGTTGAATGTGGACCATACTATAGGATCCTCCGCTACTAGAAGAGGAGCTACTGCCACTACCACTAGACCTAGTAGAGGATTTATCAGACCCACCAGTGTCTATGTTGGAAGTAACATCTGTGCCTACATCAGAAATTTTAGTTTTCTTGTTACCAGTCCTATTGACAACCTTCTGACTCTGAGCATCAAGATCACTCTTAGCAGATACTTTATCAGGTTTCTTAGTATTACCTTCTGATTTTGCTTGAGGACCCTGAGATGCATTGTCATTTTTAGCACCTGTCACTTCCTCGTGATAGTTACCCATGACCTTCAGATAGAAGTCACCCTCAACTGTCAACACATAGTTACCTTTAATGGTCTCACATTTGTCTCTAGCAACAATCTTAGTCTCGTTGTTAGGGACATTTTTATGCTCATTACCATGTGCGTCTTGGAAAGAAGTAACACCGCCAGGACCTTGCTCAATCTTTTTCTCGATGCCAGGCGTTGCATCATTGATGACCTTAGATCCATTCAGGAAGGTCACAGTCTCCATGAGATCTGAGTTGATACCAGTAAACATCCTGTCGATGTAACTACCAGTCCCACCAGCTCCAGTGACACCATCATCAAAACTAGAGAATGGTGTGCCAACGATTGCTTCATTAACATCACCACATTCCGTGCTGCCTATCAGTGGCCACCACGCTTTAGACGACGGTCGTTTAATTTTTCTCCCGCAATCCTTTTTGAAAAACATACTAAGGAGAGCAAATATAAGTTTGATCAGACCAGACCAA